GCGCGAGTCTGCGGAAGCCGGAAGTCGTTTTCGTTCCGCCGAAGGTCGATTGCGCGATCTTCGACTCACCGAAGGTAAGCCCGCCCGCTGACCCGCCGCTGTCCGCGAAGGACGTGGCGGTGTGGCAGTTGTGGGGACTTGGATGGCAGGCAGTGGCCGAACACCTGCTAGACCAGCGCGTAGAGAGCGCGCAATGCGTGGCGAAGCTGCGCGAGGTTGGGATCGTCAAGTGAACCCATACGATCGCATGACCCATGCCGAGCTGATGCAGCTCCGCAACAGCCTGCCGGACGAAAGCCCGTTGCAGGCACTCGTAGCGCCGTATGAACATCAAGCATTCGCCCGCGAATACACGCAATCGAAAGGCTGGGGAGCCGTGCCTAGCCTGATGGTGGCGATCCCAGGCTACACGGCAGCTAAGGGCATGGGGATGATCGGCGCACGCAGCCCTGCGAGCCTGACCGAACTAGTGAAGGGATACAAAGGCATGGGGCAGGGCATTGCGGCGCTGCTGGGGGTTAAGTGAGCGGGAAGGGCGACAAGCGCAGGCCGACCGATGAATCGGCCTATGGCGACGGCTGGGATCGGATATTCGGCGGCCAAGGCAAGGACGTTTCTGCCAAGGAAGGCGAAGCGAGCGAATGTGACGCAAATTGTCACGTAGAACAGGAAGTTAAGAGTTGAGTTAATTATGGCTGCTCCTACTGGAAACACTAACGCAAAGAAGGGGAAAGCTTGGTTCGACGCCCTGCGCAAGGAATGCGTACAAAAGGACGCGTTGGACAAGATCGCAGCCGTCGTGGTTGAGAAGGCGATGGCTGGCGAGCAGTGGGCAATTCAAGAGGTTGCCAACCGATTCGACGGCAAGCCGGCGCAATCCGTTGAGGTTACCGGAGACCCGGATAACCCCGTCGGCGTCGTGACAAACTTCAAGCTGGCCCCGCTTGGATAACGAGGTTGAGATTCAGCTTCCCGAGAAGCTGATCCCGGTATTCCAAGGCAGGGCAGACGTTCGCGGCGCATACGGCGGTCGCGGCTCTGCGAAAACCCGCAGCTTCGCCAAGATGGCGGCATTCCAAGGGAGGCGCTACGGCCAGGCTGGCGTGTCCGGGCAAATCCTGTGCGTTCGGCAATACATGAACTCGCTGGACGATTCGTCGCTGGAGGAAGTTAAGCGCGCCATTGAGGATGAGCCGGCGCTGGCTGCCTACTACTCAGTCGGCGAGAAGTTCATCAAGTCGAAAGATGGGCGGGTGTGGTTCTCGTTCGCTGGCTTGGATCGGTCGATTGACTCGATCAAGTCCAAGGGTCGCATCCTGCTGTGCTGGGCCGACGAGGCAGAGCCGGTGGCGGACTCTGCGTGGTCAACGCTGATCCCAACGCTGCGTGAGGAAGGCGACGACTGGAACGCCGAGTTGTGGGTGACGTGGAACCCGAAGCGGAAAACTGCGGCGGTGGAATCTCGGTTCAGATATTCGGCTAATCCGCTGGTTAAGGTTGTCGAACTGAATTGGCGTGATAACCCTAAGTTCCCTGATCGCCTGGAAAGGCAGCGGCAGCGCGACCTAATCGAGCGGCCAGAGCAATACGACCACATATGGGAAGGTGGATACGCTACGGTATTGGCTGGGGCGTACTACTCAAGGTATTTAGAGGAAGCCAGGTCACAGGGGCGTATTGCTCGGATTTCGTTTGACCCGTTGATGCGGGTTCGGGTGTTCTGCGATCTTGGTGGGACAGGCGCAAAGGCGGATGCGTTCGCTATGTGGCCGGCGCAGTTCATTGGTCGTGAAATCAGGGTAAGGGATTACTACGAGGCGCAGGGTCAGTCTATTGGCGCTCATATTTCGTATCTGCATTCCAAGGGCTACAAGCCAGAGAGAGCGGACATTATATTGCCGCACGACGGGGAGACTAATGATCGTGTTGTAGATGTGTCATTTGAGAGCGCGTTCCGTGCTGCTGGCTACGATGTAACGGTCATTCCGAACCAGGGCAAGGGCGCTGCAAGGATGCGCATTGAGTCATGCAAGCGCATGTTCCCGGCGATCTGGTTTGATGAGGATAGTACCGATGCAGGGCGTAGCGCGTTGGGTTGGTATCACGAAAAGCGCGACGATGACCGCAATATCGGCCTTGGCCCGGAGCACGACTGGGCGTCGCATGGCGCGGATGCGTTCGGGCTTATGTGCGTGGCGTATGACGAACCGCGCGGCAAAGGCGATGACATGAAATTCACACCTCGGAAGGTTGCATGATGGCTGACAACATCCCCAGCCGCGTGCGCCGTCTTGTTCAGGATGCGGAAGATTTTCGCGACCGCCGCTCTGCAGACCGCAAGAAAGCGATGCAGTTCTATGATGGCGACGCTGAATGCGTCCCGCATGAAAAGGATCGTTCGAAGCTCGTCAGCCGCGACGTGCGCGCGGCCATCAAGAAGGTCTTGCCATCCGTTGTCCGCACGATCTTAGGCAATGACGAGGTTGTGGAGTTCCAACCCGTGAACATGGGCGACGAAGAAGCTGCACAGCAGGCGAGCGACTTCATCAACTATGTGGTTCTTGCGGAAAGCCACGGCAAGATTGCCATTCATGACGCGGTGATGGACGCGTTGAAACTGCGCAACGGCATTCTCTATGCCTATGTGGACAAGCGGGTTGATATTCGAGTTTCGGATCATGCCGGCTTGGACGATGAAGCCTTTGCGGCGCTTGTCGCCGATGATGACGTTGAGCCTCTGCAGCACACTGAAACAATGGAACCCGGCCCGGATGGCATTCCAGTCACGGTTCACGCGGTCAAACTTCGTCGGAAAATTGAGCGTTCGGCCATCAAGGTTGAATGCGTGGCTCCGGAAGATTTCCTGATCGATGATGACGCCATCACGTTCGATGATGCTGCATTGATCGGTGTGAAGCGCAACATGCGCCGCACGGACTTGGTTGCCATGGGTTATGATGCGGAAACCGTCCGTAACCTGCCATCCAAGGACGAAGACGACACCGGCGAAGAAATGGAGCGCCGCGACAACGTTTCATCGTCAGTCGACGACCATGCATCTGATTGGACGATGCAGGAAATCGACTATTGGGAACTCTACGTCCGCATGGATCAGGACGGCGACGGCATCGCTGAATTGTCGCGCATGTGCTTTGCCGGGTCTGTATCGGAAAAGGGCCTTCTGGAAAACGAGCCTTGCGACGAAGTGCCTTTCGCCGGCGTTTGCATCGAGCGCCAGCCTCACCAGTGGGAGGGCGTTTCCATCGCCGATGACGTGATGGAAATCCAGACGGCAAAGACGGTTTTCCTGCGCAACACGGCTGACAACATCTATTGGCAGAACAACCTGCAGCCGATCATGCAGGAAGGGACGATTGTGAACCCGGAAGCGGTTTTGAACCCTGCTTTCGGCAAGCCGATCCGTGTTTCACGCGGGGTGAGTGCTGGCGAGGCCATCGGCTACGCGCAGGTGCCGTTCGTCGGCAACCATTCGTTCGCCATGCTTGACTATCTCGACAAGGAAGCCAGCGAGCGCACCGGCATTTCTGATGCCAGCGCCGGCATGGCCCCGGATGCCTTGCAGACGATGACGGCCAAGGCTTCGGCCATGGTTGAGCAGGCGGGCATTGGACAGACGGAGTTGATGGTTCGCACGGCCGCTGAGGGGTTGCGTGTTTTCTTCCGCAAGCTGCTTCGTCTTGTCATCCGATACCAGGACAAGCCGCGCACGGTTCGTCTTCGGGACAAATGGGTGTCCTTCGATCCGCGCCATTGGAACGCGGAAATGGACGCCACGGTGAATGTCGGTCTTGGGGCTGGCACGCGCGAACGTGACATGATGGTCATGGGGCAGGTCATCGCGTTGCAGGAAAAGCTTCTTGCTGCTTTCGGGCCTGATAATCCCTTCGTGAAGCCGGACAACGTCTATACCGCAATTGCGAAGATGGTAGAGGCGGCGGGATTGAAAACGCCGCGCATGTATTTCACCGAGCCAGACCCGCAGGAAGTCGCTGCCAAGATGGAAGCGGCCAAGAACGCGCCGTCGCCTGAAATGCAGAAGGCGCAGGCGCAAATGCAGGTTGAGCAGATGAAGGCGGAAGCGGCGGCGCAGCGCACGGAAGCCGAATTTGCGCTTCGTCGCGAGCAGGCCAACGCTGAAATCGGGTTGAAGCGCGAGCAGCTTGAAGCCGAAATGGAATTGAAGCGCGAGCAGATCACCGCCGAACTGTTGATGCGCCGCGAACTGGCGACCGTGTCTGGCGCAGGCCGGTCATCGACTATCCACATGGGCGGCGAACCGGGATGACACCGCAGGAACGCCGGTCATTCGCTGAAATCATCGTCACGAACCCGCTTTACGCTGAAACCATGGCTGAGTTGGAGGCATCCGCCTTCAACCGTGGCGTCTATGCAGCGGCGACGGACAATGAAACACGTGCGGCGGCGATGGCCGAAGTCCGCGCGATACGAGCTTTCCGCTCCAATCTGGAGGCCTTGCTTCTGGACAATGGGGTGACGAAGGGCGCGCCCGCATAGGGCGGCACACGCAAGCCTAAAGGCAAACAAACATGCTCGAAGACGACAAGCAGTCCGTGAATGCGGGCGGCATCGAAAACGCGCAACCCTCTGCAAGCGACACTCGGCCTGATTGGGATTACTACGACCCCGACGAGGACAACGTAGAAACCCCCGAAGCCGCCGAACCGGAAAGCGAGGCGGAAGATGCCCCGGAAGGGGTTGAAACCGAAGCAGCAGAGACGGCTGACACCGAAGATGATGGCGAAAAGGCTGAGGCCGCGCCGGTCACCGAAGATGTCATCGTCGCACTTCCAACTGGTGAAAAGCTCCCCGTGAAGGAGTTGATCGCCGGCTACATGAAGGATGCTGATTACCGGCGGAAAACAACGGAAGTTGCGGAAACCCGCAAAGCCGTTGCCGCCGAAGCCGGCCGCATCAAGGCCGTTACGGACAAACTCACTGACTACATTGCTGGCATGTTGCCCGACGCGCCCGATCTTTCGCTCGCCTATTCCAATCAGGGCGAATACGTGGCGCGAAAAGCGCTGCATGATGCCAAGGTCGCTGAAATCGCTCAGGTGCTGAAACTCGCCGAAGAGGCGGGTCAAGCGGTCGCCGGCGTGGAACAAATCGACCGGGGCGAATTGCTGAAACGTGAGAATGAGGCGCTTGCCGCCAAATTCCCGCAGACGCGAGAGCAGAAGGGGCGCGAAGCGTTCTTTGCTGCCGCACAGTCCGCCGCCGTCGATCTTGGGTTTGATCCCAACGAAATCGGCATGGTTGCGGATCATCGCGTGTATGGGCTGGCCTATTGGGCAAAGCGGGGCATGGATGCCGACGCTGCGGCCAAGAAGGCCAAGGAGAAGGTTGCCAATGTGCCGCCTGTCGCCGCCCCTGCGAAGCGCACAAAGCCTGTCAGTGAGACGAAAAACCGTGACGCCATGGCGAGGCTGGCCCGCACCGGGTCAATTCGCGATGCAATCGCAATTGACTGGGATTGAACCCCATCAATTGAAAGGACAAGCCAATGGCTGTCGTGACCAACACCTTCCAGTCCACCTCCGCGAAGGGCAACCGCGAGGAGCTTTCCGACGTCGTTTCGCGTATCACGCCGGAAGACACGCCGATCTACTCGATGGTTGAGAAAACCTCGTTCAAATCCGTGCACCCGGAATGGGAAACGGATGATCTCGCCGCGCCTGCCGCCAACATCCAGCTTGAAGGCGACGAATATACCTTCGGCGCAACGACTGCGGCCGCCCGGTATGGCACCTACACGCAGATCATGCGCAAGGAAGGCATCATCTCCGGCACGCAGGATGCAACGGACAACGCCGGCGGCGTTGAGCAGGTGAAATACCAGAAGCTCAAGAAAGCCGTTGAACTCCGCAAGGACGTTGAATTTGCGATTGTCGATACGAACGCTCAGGTTGCCGGCGCAACCCGTGAGTTTGGTTCGCTCAACACGTGGATCACCTCCAACGTGTCGCGCGGCGCGACCGGCGCGAACGGCGGCTACAACTCCGGCACGGGGCTTACCGCCGCTCCGACGAATGGCACCCAGCGCGCCTTCACCAAGGCCATCATGGACAACGTGATGCAGCAGGGCTACCAGAACGGCGCGAACTTCAAAGACCTGTTCGTGTCGCCATACGTGAAGTCTGTGTTCGTGACCTTCATGTCGGATACCAACGTCGCATCGTTCCGCTACGCCGCATCGTCGGGCCGCAACAACAGCATTGTCGCGAACGCCGATGTTTACGAAGGCCCGTTCGGCAAGATCATGGTTCATCCGAACCGTGTCATGGCCGGCGCGGCCGGTTTGGCGCGCAATGCCTTCTTCGTCGATCCGGAATACATCAAATTCGGATGGTTCCGCAAAATCGCCGAAGACAAGGAAGTCGCGAAGACCGGTGACGCCAAGAAGTTCGTCATCCTTGGCGAGGGTGCGTTGAAGGTTGAGAACGAAAAGGGCCTCGGCGTTGCCGCTGACCTGTTCGGGCTGACCTCGTCCACGTAATCCGAGTGACAATCTGACTGCTTAGGGGCTGGCAATGGTGCCGGCCCCTTTTCTCATGGGAATAACCGATGTCTGAAAAAGGCGAAAAACTGATCAAGGTTCGCGTGTTGCGCGACTATTGGGTCGCTGCGACGGAAGACAATCTGGAAGGCCGCGTTCGCGCCGGAACCATTGTTGACGTGCCTGTCGAGGCCGCAATGGATGGTGTCGAGGGCGGAATGCTTGAACGGGTCAAGGATTGATGATCCGAGACGGCGACTGGACGCTTTTCGACCATGACTTTGCGTTGAAGCGCACGGTTTGGGCGAGGCGCAATCCGGACGGTTCAACCACTTACCGAACCGATTACGCTGTTGATGACACGATGGAGGCGAACAAGGCGATGATGGCCGCTTCGTCTCATTCGTGGTCTGGCGATTACCACAAGATCGCATCGATCCCGGTCGGCATTCTCTACGGCAGCGGCTTGGCCCGCGCCCACTCAGAGGGTGACGAGGCATACGTAAGCCGATGGCTCAACGACAGCGACAACGCCGCATGGCGAACAAAGGGAGGGCGGGTATGAGCGAAATTCCGGTTCTTCGCCAGCGCATCCGCGATTTGGAGGAGGGCAAGCCCGATGCGGCTGCGTCGCCTTATCAGCACAAAGCAGTCAACGATGAAATCGCGAGAATTTGCGACCGCATCCATGAGTTGAAGGCCCCATTCAAGCCAAGGGCGGTAGCCTGATGAGTGTCATTGCCGACTACATCGATCTCCGCAAGGCCGTCATGGACTTGGTCAAAAACCCGGCCATCGTCGAAAGCCTTGATCGATCCACGAAGGCCGCAGAATTGTGGATTTCCCGCGCGCTTCGTCACCAGAGGCAGGAAACGTCCGCTTCGCTCGCTTTCGTATCCGGACGCGCGGCCTTGCCGTCTGATTTCATTGAGGCGCTCCACGTCTGGACGCCAACGGGCGGTGAATTGCAGCAGGGGCCGCTTTCCGTGACCAAGGAAACCGGCTCCGGGAACCGATGGTTTGCCGTTGATGGCACTGAAATGGTTATCAACGGACTGACGGGAACCCGCGACATTGTCTATTTCGCGGCGATCCCGACGATCACGGGAAGCCTGACGGGAACCAATTGGACCTTGGTCAAGTATCCCGATCTTTATCTCTTCGCCACGGCCTATGAAGCCGTGAAGGGCATCGGCGACGTGGATGCAGCTTCGGCGATGATTGGCGTTCGCGCGGGGGCGCTTGACGAGGCGCGCATAGACGGTGATCGGGCAAAATACGGTCAAGGCGTCGTTCGCATCGGCGGGGTTGTGGCATGAGCCTTTTGACCGTTGTGCAAGCGCTGGCAAAGGACGCGGGCTTTGAGCCGCCCGCCGCCGTTGTCGGATCGACAGATCGAGCGCTTGTTGAGGCGCTTTCGTTCGCAAACAAGGTTGGCGTTGAGATTGCTCGCCGCGCCGATTGGGGCCGGATGGCTTCTGACGTCACGGTGACGGGCACGGGAACGGCAGCACCGATTGTCATTTCGTCTGCGATGATGAAGGCGGCTGAGGGCGCTTGCGCATTCACCAGCGTTGGCGCGGTGATCCGGCGTCTTTCGCGGTCTGAATGGCCCGCAACCAATAGCGAGGGAACGCCTCGTTACTTCCTGCTTGAAGGCAACGAAATCCAGTTTTGGCCCTACCTTGCCAACGCGGCGACGGCGACGGTTCGCATCCAGTCTGACGCATGGACGAGCGGCGGGGCTTCCGCTTTCTCTGCCGACACGCAGACAACGCTTTTCCCGGAAGAGCTGCTTTCTCTTGGCTTGATTGCAGAATGGCGCAGGCAAAAGGCAATGCCATACCAGGATCAAGAGGCTGCATTTGAGGCAGCAATGGCGCAGCACGCCGGCTTTGACAATGCGGGGCGGTTTTGATGCTTAGGCCGCGCCTGTCTGGCAACACGAAGGCCGCTGGCGCGCAAAACGCTGTTGCGCGGCCATCTGCCTCGCACGCGGTCAAAACGCTTCCAGCGCCCGTCAATGGCTGGTCTGTGGCGTCTCCGCTTGTCATGCCGGAACCGGCGTCAGCGCGCGTCCTCGACAATTGGTTTCCGACGACGACTGGGGTCAAACCGCGCGGCGGCACAAAGCGCAGGGCAACCATCGCCAGCGCGGCCCCCGTTGTGTCCATGTTCGCCTATTCTGGGAACGGGGTGGAGAAATTCTTCGCCGCTACGGCTTCGTCAGTTTTCGACATCACCACGGTTGCCGATCCGGACACCATCCCTGCGGCGACTGTAACCGGCCAGTCGGGTGGCTATTACAGCGTCACTCAGCTTTCGAACGTGGCAGGGACGCATCTTTACGCCTGCAACGGGGCAAACGCGCCGCTCTATTATGACGGATCGTCTTTCGTGAAGGTGACCGGGGCGACAACGCCGGCCATCACCGGGGTTACGACAAGCGATTTGTCCGGGTGCTTCACCTACGCATCGCGACTGTTCTTCCTGAAAAAGAACTCGCTTACGGTGCACTACTTGGCTGTTGACGCCATCGGCGGCGCGGTTGGAACGCTGACGCTCGCTGGCGTCATGCGCAAGGGCGGCTCCCTCTTGTTCGGGGCCACTTGGTCAATGGACGCTGGCGACGGCCTTGATGACAAGGCGGTGTTTGTCTCCGATCAAGGGGAAGTTGCGGTTGCAGAGGGCATTGACCCGTCAGACCCGGCATCTTGGCGGATTGTCGGCGTCTATGACATCGGGGTTCCGCTTGGCCCGCGCGCATGGGTTCGCGTTGGCGGGGAACTCTTGATTGCCACGGTTGACGGCATCATCCCGCTTTCCGCTGCAACGCAGGGCGACCGGACGCAGCTTGCCCTTTCGGCGGTATCAAAGCCGATTGAGCCGGAGTGGCGCAAGGAAGCCTTGGCGCGCAACACGGCCAATATTGAAATGATCCGGTGGGTTGAAGGGCGCGCATTGATCGTCTCACAGCCTGAGACGTTTGAAGGGCAGGCAAATCAAGCATTCGTCGCCAATATCGAAACCCGCAAGTGGTGCCGGTGGACGGGTCTGGATACGAATTGCTTGGCGACGTTTCAGGGCAGGGCCTTCTTCGGAACGTCCTTGGGCCGGGTTGTCGAATTTGACACCACAGGCACCGATGACGGCGCGCTCTATGTCTGCCGCCTTGTCATGAATGACGATCCGCTCGGCGCAATGGGCGCGACGAAGACGCTGAGACAGGCACGCGCCACGTTTCGCGCCACACATGCCGTCACGGCCAAGCTTTCGGCATCGACAGACTACGCCGTGGCCACGCCTTCCGCGCCAAACTCAATTGATGATTTCAACCCGTCCATTTGGGATGCCGCCATTTGGGATGATGCAATTTGGGATGCGGGGCGGGGTGAATATCAGACCAAAACAACGCGGTGGCAATCCATAGGCGTGACGGGCTTTTCGTTCTTGGTGGCATGTCAGATCGCCATGGGCATTACGCCCGCGCCCGATGCTGAGATGGTCTCCATTGATGTGACTTTCGAAGAGGGCGGCGTTGTCGTTTGACATTGCATGGCTTCATGCGGGTCACGAGCACAATCAGACGGTGACGCGGTTCATTGAAGATCGAGTTTGGCCCGGTTCCGGCCGCAAACTGGCTGGGCCTGCCTTGTGCATGGCAGTCACTGGTTCAGGCCGGCTTCTCGCCGGCGTGGCGCTGCACAATTGGGATGAAGACGCCGGCGTGATCGAAATGAGCGCCGCCGCCGATGACAAACGGTGGATGAGCCGAAGGGTGCTTTCGGCCTTGTTCGGCATGATCTTTGACAACATCGGATGCCAGACGGCGGTTGCGCGTGTGGATGCTCGCAATCTGCGTCTGGCGCGCATTTTCTCGGCTTTTGGGTTTACCGAAACGCGGCTTCCAAACCTTCGCGGCCGCGACCGGGATGAACTGGTTTTCACACTGACTGCCGACGATTGGCGAAAGGGTAAATTCCATGGGTAAGAGCGCTCCAAAGGCTCCGACGCCACAAGCGCAGGCGCAGGCGCAGCTTGGCACAAACGTTGGCACTGCGCTGGCGAACACGCTGTTCTCGCAGACCAATCAGAAAACGCCCTACGGCTCTTTGAGCTATGCGCAGACCGGATCAACCAAGGTCAAAGACCCGTTCACGGGCAAGGAATTTGACATTCCGCAATTCACGTCAACGCAGACCCTTTCGCCGCAGCAGCAAGCAATCTTGGATGCGCAACAGCAGGGTCAGCAAACGCTTGCCACGGCCGGCGCGAACATGGCCGGAAAGGTTGCAAACCGCAACCCGTTTGCCTTCGCCGCAAATTCACTCAAGGCACCCAGCACCGATTTTTCGTCTGATCGGTTCCGTGTTGAAGATGCTTTGATGGCTCGCATGAACCCGCAGATTGAGCGCGACCGCGCCGCAATGGAGGCGCGTCTCGCCAATCAGGGTGTCCGCGTCGGCTCGGATGCCTACACGCGCGCCCAGGGGGACTTCGGACAGCAGGCGAACGATGCGCGCTACGGAGCCATTCTCAACGCAGGGCAGGAGCAAAGCCGCCTTGCAGGCTTGGACAGCCAGCAGTTTGCAAACCAGATGTCGCTGCAGGGCTTCAACGATCAGCGCGCGCTGACGGAGCGCAATCAGCCGTTGAACGAACTGGCATCCTTGCAGTCCGGCGCTCAAATCACTCAGCCCAATTTCATGGCTTCGGGCGGCGTGCAGATGCCGACAACGGACGTGGCCGGGTTGATGCAGCAGGGCTATCAGAACCAAATGCAGGCCTATCAGCAGAAGCAAAGCAACCTTGGCGGCCTGCTTGGCCTCGGCGCTCAGTTGTTCTCTCTTTCCGATGAACGCGCGAAGGGCAAAATGAAGCCGGTTGGCACGCTCAAAGGCCACGCGCTCTATGAGTATCACTACAAGGGCGACCCGACGCGGACAAAGCACATTGGCGTCTCGGCGCAGGAAGTCGAGCGGAAGCGGCCAGACGTTGTCGCCGTTGGCGATGACGGCCTTCGCCGCGTGAACTACGGCGCTCTGTTTTCGGCGGGAGGCAAATAATGCAATCCTTCATATTCGGCGGCAATACCGGCAACACGCCGGAAAGCTTGAAGCGCAATCGCGAGATCGCAGCCCAGTTGATGCAGGGCGCGAACCGAAAGCCGGAAAATGTTATTGACGGGGTCGGTGCGCTGATTTCGGCATATGGCGCGCGCAAGATGAACCAGCAGATTGCCGAGCAGGAAAGCGCCATGCGCGCGCAGGCTGCCGAGCAGTTTGGCCAGTTTGCCCAGCAGAACGGCATTGATCCGGCCATGGTGCAGGGAATGGACAATCCGTTCCTTTCGGACGGCCAGCGCTCGCTTATGGAAAGCGTGATGGCCAAGAAAATGCAGG